TCCCCCAGGTTCTTGACGGTGACTTCTGTCTGCAAAATGCTGTTCATTCTTCGTTTTTCCTGGCGTAGCCCGCACCGATCTTGACCCATAACGAGTCGAACAAGCCGCAGACCGAGTCGATATCTTTGCCAGCGACACCCGGCACGGACATGTTGATATGGAAATCGTCCGAATAAAACTGGGCTTCAGCTTGGTAGCCCTCAACGCCACCATACTGCCTGTTGTCGTAATACTCAATGTTCAGGTAATAACGCGTCCCGTTGTCATCCCGCTGTGGTCGCTGGAAAAAGCGGTCGCACGACATGCCAGTCGGCACACGGCATTCTCTGAAACCCGCCTCAAGGATGGAGTCGATAGTCATTCCCCGGCCCCGTTCTCGATGAAGTGCATGACGCTGGTGATGTCATCTGTGTCGCCAGACTGAAGAATCTGGCTGACGGTTTGGTTTTCAAGCAACGGCATCTTGACATTGAGCAGGGAGGGGTGTCTGGCAATCGTTGTCAATAAGTATTCCAGTCTATCAATTCGCATGTCTTGCAATCCAGCCAAGGAATTGAGTTCCTCGTTGTACAGTTGCAGCTCGTCCAGAGACTTCAGCAATGCGGGCACATCCTGTCGGGCGTTGGCGATGAAGTCGGCGTCCTCGTCCCAGCATTCAGCCTTGTGGCAGGCCAAGCGCGGATGTTGGAGGAGGGTGATGCAGACCACGCTCTCGTGATCCACACCGCCAGGAGACATGCCCAGCCGGTTGTCGTGCTCGAAACGGGATCGCTTGGTGGTCACATAGCAGGCGTTCATGCAGAGGTCATCGTCGGTCAGGGCAGCGTACCAGGGACCCGGGGTCGCCTTCCCGGCCCGGACACGGATGGCTTCCAACTCATCGTTGCTCAGCATCACTTCACCCCCAATCGCATCCGGTCACACCCAGGAAATTCCGTCGAAGACAAGGCTTCGTTCACCGCTTGGTCGGCGGATTGGCAAAGCTGTCTCAGGTAGGCGATGAAGTCTTCCAGTTCCTCGGCCTCAAAGGCCCATCGCTTGGTCTTGATGACGATGTAGTGGCGATCGTCGGCTGGCTCGATCTTGATGTCCATCGTCTGGATTTCGTCTTTGCCAGCCCTCATGTCGGCGGGCTGCTGAATCCGTATGGAATCATGCCAATGCTTCGGCATCTTACTCCCCCCACTTCTTCTCGTAATGAGCGCCCATATCCTGCCAGACGCTATGGAACCAATCGACGATGTCCTCGGGAGACATACCCTCGATATCCATCAGTTCCACATTGGTGGTGCATTCCCGGTCGTTGATGCGGAACCAGAACTGGGAGATGGCGTCCCAGGATTCCGCGTTGTAGTGATATTTGCGAAGGTCGTAGTATCGGACATTGATGTTGAATTGGCGCCCGCGTGCATCCTTGCGGGCATATCCCCACAACCTTGTGCAATTCCACATGGGTGGGACAGGAAACTCCTTGAATCCAGCCTCCTCAAGGGCCATCGGACTCATCGGCCATCTCCTTCAAAAAGAGTTCGGCCATCGCCTTGGCGCCGGGCTTGCCCTCCACCAGGGAGAAGATGACCTCCTTGGCGAGGGCGAGAGCCTGGTCAGCAACAGCAAACGCCTGCATGGCGTTGATCAGGGGTTCCACCAAGTAAAGCCGCTCGACATTGTCATAGATGCCGTCCCAGAAAGACTCGTCGTTCATCTTCTGGAGGGCTTCAATGTAGTCGGCGCGCTTCACCATGGCGGCAACCTCTAGGCTTTCTCGGAGGGGGTGGCGGCGTCGATCTTGACATTGACGGCCTCGCCGGGAACGACTTCGACATCCAGCGTCGACAGCAAAGGGCTGATCCCGTCGCCGATCCTGGCGTCGCAGGAGAACTTGACCTGGGCGCTGCCCACCTTGCCGGTGGTCTTGACCAGGGCTTTCAGGGGACTGGCGGCATCGACGACCACCTCGATCACCGAGGGATCAGACGATGACCATTCGGGGGATTCCACCGGGGCCTCGTTCCCGCCCTTGCTGACCGGCGTGACCGACAAGGAAACTTCTTGGTTGTCTGTGAGCACGAGAGACATGGCTAACTCCTAAAAACACTCAAAAAAATCCCCACGCGGGGAAAATCACAAAGTTCTGTTTTCCGCAGCTTGAATCCTTTCGCCAAGCCATTGCATGCAGTTGCAAGCCATGCTGTTTCCTAAGGCTTTGTATCTGGGGCCGTCCGGCGAATCGGGCTTCTTCTTGTGGGGTATGTTTGTCCAACCACGGGGAAATCCCTGGAGTGATTCGCATTCTTCAGGAGTAAGTCTGCGGACTACCATCGGAGGCATTTTGTTCATGACATTCGGCACATTGTTTCCGCCCGTCCCCCATTGCGCTTCAACAGTCGGGCTGACTCCGACATTGACCCTGACGCTGTCTCGTCTGCTGGCGTGATAAGCCACGCCTTCAGCGTCCACAGCAACCCCCTGAGTAGCCGAAGCGTCAACCGTGTAACTAGTTCCTTCGTCGTTCCAACCACGCCCATTCTGTTTTTTGTCAAGCCCGCGGACATCCTGCATGGCGATAGCCATGTGTTTTGGCGGGTTGTGCCTCTCGTCCCACCCGTTCAGGCAGGCGGCGACCTCGGTTTCATTGAAGGTGGGAGCCTCCTCCTTGTTGTGGGGATTGGTGGATTTCACATAAGCAACGGCGGCCGTCGCACAGCCTGTTTTACTCCCGCACCCGATTGCGTGGCACTTACCGTCTTCCGACGGTATCGGATCCTGAGTTGGATGGAACGATGTCGGATTCGTTATTATTCCTATGCCTTGATGGCTTCCGTCGCTGTGTCCACTTGACGACAAACAATCTGTCCTGTCACCAGTTATCCAAGCTGGCTGGTTAGAATAACCGCTGAAGGTAAAAGCAACTCCATTAGCAGTATCAGAAACGGGCAGCATGTATCCGGCGGCTGCATGATCTGCGCTGTTGCTCCAACCACCAGAATTGGCGCAGGACTTCATGGTCCCGGCCACATCCGGCACTTCGACAGGCTGCATGACAGTCGGCCCGCTGGCGTTCACGCTGGAGCCTGGCGTTCCCATCGTCGCCGCCACATCGCCCGTGATCGCCCCGTTGTAGCAGTCCGTCCCCACGGCGTGGAGGACTATAGGCTCGTGGCCGTGCATTTCCCTGCGGAGAGTCCCGACGGAACCGTCCTGAAGAGTCTGCATGACCGACCCTCCCTGATCCATCAGGACCAAGTCCTCGTCCACCGACACGGCGACCAACGGCGTGTTCCGTCCGCTGGCATTGCTGTTGGTGTTCAAAGTGTTGGCGATGTTGTTCGTCCGCACCTCGCCCACTTGGTTTTGGGCGAAGGCCATGGCTTCCACAACGGCAGCAACTTGGGCGGTGATTTCCGCCGACTGAGGACTGCGGCTGGGATCGTTGGTGGCAGTCAGGGTCGGAGCGACCACTCCAGGAACAAACATCGGGCAGGCGCTGTCAACATGCTGATCCTCCAGGCCCTGCTTGTTTCCGAATGACGCATTCAATGAGCAGCTGACATCGGCAGGCCAATCCAACTTGCCCTGAAGAACGGCTGGAAAACGGTTCTTTTCCGGCATGGTCTGCCCCTTGGAAAGGACGGCGTCCAGAGTCTGGCTGACCTGACCGCCGTCCCACCAGCAACCTACGACTGGGTCTTGCCCTCGGGATTCTCCTGTTCGTTCGACGCCTCGACCACTGCTAACAAGGCTCGGTGCAACATCTCTGGCAAGGCCTTGCCCCGTTTTTCTGCGCGTCGGAGGATTCCCGCACAGGCTTTCGGACTTAAAAAGTATCTCGGCGGCACGACCCCTCTCTCCAAGACATCCGACAACGAACACACGGCGTCTACGCTGTGGGACGGCGTGTGGAAACTGTTGTGTTCGGACCCATTGAGCGTCAAGAACCCGGTAGGCGAGGTCATACCCCAGGTCCCCCAACGCCCCGAGGAGGGTTCCAAAATCCCGTCCTCCGTTTGATGTGAGAACACCGGGGACATTTTCCCAGATGATATACTTAGGTCGGTAACGCCCAGCGATTCCAACATAGTCAAGCATGAGGCCGCCGCGGGGGTCAGTGAGGCCTTTCCTGAGGCCTGCGACGCTGAAGCTTTGACAAGGGGTGCCGCCGACGAGGACTTCGATCTTTTCATCTGGCCATTCTCTCCATCGGGTCATGTCACCCCAATTCGGGACATCGGGGTAACGGTACTTCAAAACAGAAGAGGGAAACGATTCAATCTCGCTGAATGCCACAGGAGTCCAGCCCAGTTGGTGCCAGGCCTGGGTCGCTGCTTCAATACCGCTGCAAACAGATAAATAACGCATCAGGAACGACTCCGAACTGGCCCTATGGAAAAATCAACAGCGAACCCGGAACTCAAGGTCAGGGCCGCTACATACGAGTTGAAAATCCAACCGCGCACACACCGGACGGAGACAACCCGGTAGCCAGACTTTCTGGCCTTCTCTATCGCCTCAAACCACCGATGGAGCCGGTAGTCGGCGATCGTCATCAGGTCGCCCTCGATAAAAGTGCGTATCACGGGGCATCCTCAGCCAGCAGAGTGGCCGTTTCGACGGAATAAAATCGTTCATCGGGACCAAAGGACACCCGCAGTCCGCCGTCAACGATGCTGATGGCATTCAGCGTGATTTGTTTTTCGGCGGCATTGGCTGGATTGGTGATCGCCGAAATGGGAATCGTTCTGGTTTGGAACAGGGCGTTCGTTAGTTCAAAGCCCTCAAACTTTTCGGTGGGCCGGATGGAAATGAGGTGGTCGCCAGGTTTATCGCCCGAGATCGCTTTTTCCACATCGACCGTGGAAGCCCAGGTGGGTTTCATGGCCTCGTGAACCAGTTGATTCTGGAACATCCCCTCTCGTTCGGAGATGGACTTCTTCAACTCTTCAATACCGCGCGAGACATTGACATAAGCGTCTGTCACACGCTGATGAAAAGGCGAATTTTGGGTGGTTTGGAGAAGAGAATCCAGAATATCGCGGGCATCTTCAAGAAGTTGGTTAGGCATGAATCGCTCCCAGAAAAGAATGCTGACTAGTGTCAGAATATTCTTAACTAGGACGATTGTTAAGCAATTAATCTGGACGAGAAAAAACTATTCCGTCTTGGTCACGACCATACAGATTGGTGGCTAGCTTGCCCTGCCAACCCTTAGTTCGGAAAAAATAGATGGAGTCCTGGTCATGCTCCCTGACATGGGCGACAAACTTACTACTGACGCTGCGGGTCAGAATTTCTTCCAGCATGGCGGAACCAAGGCCACGCCGACGGAAAAGCGGGTGAACCACCAGACGCTCAATGGTCGTGGTGGAGCGATCCTTGTTGCGCGAGACCATGGCGAATCCGCTGACAACCGGTCCTTCCATCGCCACATAGAAAACGGTGGACTTGCGACGCACCTCGGCGATAAACTTGGCCTCGTCCCAATGGAACGGATGGAGTATCTCGCCGAAATCCTTGTCTTGGTAGGTCCACGCCCCCCGCTCCACCTCGAGGACATCGGGCAGATGGCGTTTCACCATGTATTCAACCGAGATGTCCATGACAGGTGCTCCTGGATTGATCATAGGACTATACCCCGGTTTGATTGCATGGATCACTCGACAGATACTACCCTGCCGACCTGGAAATGTGGGCACTTGAGTGCAGCGGTGGGTAAATAAAAAAAGAGGCGCCACACTTGTGTGTGACACCTCAACTGAGAATGACAAAACGATCGTCCAGAATGCCTTCCAGCAACGGCCTGACCTGATCCCATCTCAGATCGCCGCAGCCACATCCAATTTTGGGCAGGTAAATTTCCTCAATCGCATTGTCCCAAGCCCAATGGGAAAGAAAGAGAACCGATCTTTGGATCAATCCAAGGTCGGATTTTTCAGAGAAGTGGTGTTTGGTGGGTACCGACACAATCTGCAACCAAGGTACCACGCACGGGACATTGCCGTGATCACGCACATGGTAGCCCCAGAACCGATCCAGCCCAGGCCACCTGTCCCGGGCTTCCTTGGCCACGCCAGCCCCCATGACCAACCGCGGGCCTTTGACGGAATGGGTGATGACACAGCTGGTCGGAATGCCGACCCAGCCGCGTTCCTGCCTAAACAGATCCCCCCTGCGCTCGATCATCGCAAACTCCGGCGGCCTCTTCCAAGAGAGTAGCCACCTTGCGGATCGAACGACAATAACGCATGCGCAACGAGTTGACATTGCCTCGACCGATCCGGCTGACGATGTCGTCCCAGCTCAGGTCGGCGTTCCTCAGGCAGAAAATCTGCCAGGCCTCGTCGCTCAGGCGTCGACGGAGAAATGCCCAGGACTCCTCGCTGCACAGATTGTCCAGGGCGTCCTCTCTCCTCTCGGGCAGGTCGATGTCGTGGCTACGCAGCGTCAGACGGCAGTCGCGCTTGCCCCTCTGCATCTGGCGCAGCTTGTCGTTGGAAAGCTGCACGGCCATCCGCTTGACCAGGAAACGCTTGTGGTCATCGGGCATGGAGCGACGCCTGTCCGCCGGAACCTTGCGCAGGTAGTTCATCGCCAGCTCCTGGCGGAAGTCTTCCACCTCCCACTCCTGCTTGAGCATCGGCTTGCGGTTCAGGATGGAATCCAAATAGCCATCCAAGTAAAGCGACTCGACGGGATTGTCCAGCTCAACACTCATCAGAACCTCGATTCTGCGGGGACGCGCAACGAGGGTCTTCCTGACCGACTATTCCCATAACAAAATTAAACCTATTGCAGACAAGAATAGGTTGATTTATTAAGCTTAACTAGGCAATTTGGGGTGTCAAGTAGAATTTTTATGAATCTGAAACAAATGATTCTTTTGTGGCAATTCAATAACTCTTTACCTTGAAACCAGAGATTGGTATGCCGTGCAGCACCACCCGAGCGTCTACCGTCAACGCTTTGCGCTCAGGGCTGGGGGTCTTTGCCCGCTTCTTCCTGTCGACGCTGTCTTGGAAGGCTGTACTGGATCCAAGGTTTTCTGTCTGTGAGGAGGCCCGGCAAGACGGTAAAAAGAGCCTGGGGTGGAAACCACTTCATCCGCCAGAGTCGCCCTGTCGGACAACGCTGTTCTCTGGCAGCGGGGAATTTGATTCCCCTCCCGGCCGTGAACTCCTCTTTACCTTACCGGGCACCAAGCTTACGACAGATAGCTTTTGATGTATATATGTCCAATCTACCTATAACCAGTAAACAGACACGATTGGCCCATCAAGGAAGATCATGGACAGAATCGCATTAAACACGCTATCCAAGTCTTGTGGCGAGTGTGATGTTTGCTGTAGAATCTTGGAGGTGCGGGAGTTAGGAAAACCGGAGTACACGGATTGCGCCCACAGAAAAAAGGGGGGTGGCTGCGGAATCTGGACGGATCCGTCCAGGCCTGATGTCTGCGGCTCCTGGAACTGCGCCTTCCTGTACGGGTGGATTCCCGACCATCTGCGACCGGACAGGAGCGGGGTGATGCTGTATCCGGTGGCGGCCCACCAGACTCCGGCGGGCTTAGCGCATCTGGCCGGGCAGGAGGTCTGGGCTGGTGCCCTCGACTCCCCGTCCGGCCAGGAACTGTTTCAGAATTTGTCGAAGAAGATGCTGACGGTGGTCCGGCTGTACGGCACTCAGATGTTTCGTGCGGCCGGAGCCAATGTCGAGATTTGGAGGGAGCGGGTTACTGAAAACCCTTCCCAGTCTTAGGATCGACATTCGGGATATCGATTTCTTGCAGATTGATCTGATCCATCGCCACCGCAGAGAAGGCATCCCACCCCCCCTCCGGCAGCGGCTCCACCGTATCGGTGTCGGCGTTGTACGCCTCGCCAATCGACTTCACCCTGGGATTGATCGGCTTGCCGACCCATTCCTCGCTGGAACGCCCCGTGGAACAGCATTCAAAGTCTTTTAGTTTCCAGGAGATGTCCCCCGCCATGGTGACCGTGGCGAACCATGTGGTGCCGTCGATCGTGGCCTGGATTTCCTCCAAGTCCCATTCCCAGGTATTCTTTTCCGGTTCCTCAATCATCGCTGCCTCCCGTGTTAGAATTCACCACGACGACACCGGTTGCACCGCACCAGCCCCTTGGCCAGTCCGCGCACCCCGCACTCCGTGCAGCAGTTGTCCACCACATCGGCATCCCGATGGGGCAGATAGCCCCCCTTCAGCCAGGGGAAGGTCTTGTAGTACTCCTCCCGTCCGCCCCAGATGCGATACAGCCGTTCCTGCTGCACAGCGGCCTTGCGCTTGTCCAGATCGTTTTCCCCGCATCGGGAGATGATCTCGGTCATGACGCTGTTCTCGTCGCCGACCGGCTTGGACTTGTCGCCGATTTCGCCCCGGTAAACCTGGATCAGGCCGGACTCGTCCTTGCCATCGAACCAGTATCGCCCGGTGTCGCTGGCATACGAGCCGGAACTTGATGGCCCCCCAGGGCTGTTGCGGACTTTCCGCATGAAACGGATGTTGTCGATCATCACGCAGTCCAAATCCGTCAAGCTTTCCATTGCACATCCTCCTGTTAGGACAACTCGTCAAAAACCAGATGCGTTTCTCTCGTCAGCGATTCCCAGTCCCTGTGTCCCTCCTCGTAAAAGATCACCGGGAACGGGGCGTAGTCTGGCGAGTCACTTTCTTTATAGCCAGGTACGCCAGCCAGTATTTCGCACAACTCCTTGCGGATCACAGCCACGCCGTCCCTGGAGAGGGATGCGGTGAACGCCGGGGCGCACTTCCGCATGTTCTCCCACCACAGGTCGGCGTTGTTCTCGCAGTCGATCACTACCGCCACATACTTGCTCATTTCATTCCCCCCACGATTTCCTTGACCACACCGCGGTTCATTTCCGGTATCTCCTGCTTGTTCCGCACAGCCCTGAAACTGATGCCTGGTATCCTCAGACATCTTTCGCCTCCCTGCGGAGGTTTTTCCAGATAGCCTTTTTTCTCAAGCTGCCAAACCCTCTGTGTCACCGCATGTCTTGTCGTTCCAATGATCAGAGCTAGCTCGTCCCGACTCGGTTGATAGCCGTTTTTCTCCGTCAGAGAGATGAGCAGCTTCAGAACTTCTTTCTGCTTGTCGGTGATCTCCTCAATCGGCCTTCTTCCCCTGGGCATTGTTGCTCCTTATGCGATCAGTTCCGGATTGTTCCGAGAAACGCACCCGCGCTTCTTCCCGTTGACGATCATTGGGATACCTTCCAGCGAACGCCAGTTTGCCAAAGCTTTTTTCATGGCTGCCACGCTGGGGTAAGTAATCGTCAACCGGCCTTCTTTGGCCAGTACAGTCAGATGGGCAAACGAACCGGCCACCTCCAGAATGATTCTTCTGGGGTGGCCTTTGGAAACCGCCTGGCGAAAATGATCGTGATGTCGAAACACCACGATTTTCCCGTTGTTTTTTACCAGCTTCATCGTTTTCTCCCGACATAACGGGTACAACCCCAGGAGAGTTCTTCCAGTTCATCAAAGAACGCTTTGAGAAAAATTAGAACCATGCCAATCGCAAAAGCAATTCCCATTAGTTGTGTCCTTTCTCGTTGAGGAAGCGATCTACTGTTGCGACCACATGTTCAAAGCAGGCTCGCACCACGGCATCCTTGGCATTGTATTCTTCGACGCTGCCTCCCAACCAGGAACGAACTGTCTGTTTTTCCTGGGGTGTTGCCCACTCTGCCACCTCCTCAAAAAGGCTGACCCTTTGCTCGACCCAACCCCATGTTTCCGGAGACCACCTCGGCGGTCCCTTGGCTTCTAGCAGATCAGCATTGTTGCCAAATCGCTTGTGGATATCTTGTTCACACTTAGAAAAAATCTTAAGCAATCTGTTCATTGATCACCTCCATTGTCCCATTCGCAGTAAAAGAACAACCATTGCGTGGCCAAAAGGCCAGCAATTACCAGAATTTGAACCATCACCTCACCTCCTAGTAAGTAATGCTCCATTGAAACTCAATCGACTCAACCGGCTTCGCTTGGTTGTACGGATCAAATTTGCTTTTGACGGTCATCGACCGTTGGCAGCAGCACCCAACCACGAAAGCGGCGACAAACACCAAGATCATTTTGATCATTGTATTTCCTCCCAGATCGTCCCTGCCAGGATGTCCTCGCTGTCCCACTCAAGCATTCGCCACGCAACCCGCGTCGCAAATTCTTGCCGCTGCTCATCGGTCATTACCTCGTACATTACCTGCTCGATTGCGACTAGCTTTGCCAGCAGTTTTGCTTCCATTCCGCTCATCGTTTCCTCCATGAAAAGACATAACGCCATAGAACAGCCTATTGTTAGGCCACAAAATAGGCAAGTCTATTTGAAGGCAAACCATCCTTCTTCCAGGAGCCTAAAGGCCATGTCATATTTTTTGAGTTTTGGTGATTCGCCTGCCCTCCTTCTGAGCCAGTCAATGATGTTGCCGCAGATGATACCTTCATCGGAAGCACCCATCTCCTTGATTGTTTTGCTTCCAGGAGACCACAACTCAAAACGAATCGTCCTAGCCCATGCCTGGTCAGCCAGATGTTGAGCGTCCTTTTCGTTGACGAATTCCTTCGCCGCTTCAAAAACAGACTCGGCTGCGATGTCTGCTTGTTCGGACGCAAGGTCGATCCATGTGGTGGTTGTCTCGTTCATTCTTAAACTCCTTTCCTCAAGCTTGCAACCAGGAACGCCCTGGCTGCCTCGATGTGTTTGCACCGCCTTTCCCGGAAGGTCGCATCCGGGCAGTCGCAGCTGTCGTGTTCACATCCCTCATTGGAAAGGAACACATTGTACTTCGCACGATCATCGTACAATTTTTCATACTGAAACCCGCGACCGTCCCAGTCGATGGGAAACTCTTGCAGCAGATACCGACCGCTTCCTCCACGCCCCGGCAAAGAAACCAAGTTTTTTTTCTGGGCCATGATCAATCCTCCCACTTTGCGTTTGGAAATTCCTGGCGCAGAATCTTCTTGAAGTCCACGCCAAGCTCAGCCAGATGGGCAGAAGCCAGCCCGGCCAACAGTTGATAAGAATCTGCCAGAGGATTTTTCTTGGCTTTCAGCCTCTTGATCTTTCGGATCACGACGCGGTAAGCCTTGATCGTCCGTTTCACATGTTCGTCTTTCGTCATCGCAAACCCCCTTTCATCCTTATTGCAGTTCGCTTTTCGTTTGACTAACCGATTTCGCCAGAAGGTCCCATTCGTTTTCGTCTTGCTTGATCAGTTCTCCCTCCCCTCTGTCTATCTTTTTGACCAAGGCCTGGAAACTTCTTGCCTTGATCTTGAAGTTCCATCCAATCCCAGGAGCCATGTTCTCTGCCGTGAATGGAATCGAATCGATGAAAGCTTCGTCGCAAGGCACGCCCAGCGTGCCAGCCAGGGATTCGGGATCGTCCCATTCCGTGGTCAGGGCACCGCAAGCCTTTCCTTTGAAAATGGTCACCGTGCCGTGGTAGATTTCCTTCTTGGGGTTTGTGTGAATCGTTATCGGGCCTGACTTGCCTTCAAACGCGTTCCGCATCTTCTCCCACACACCTGGGGCGAACTCCTCCCACATGGCCTGTTCGTCACTCCACATGGAGTAGCGCAGATCAACCGACACCTCCTCGGTCGGTTTGTCCTCCATCTCCTTCCTGGCGAAGAACCTCAATGTCGGGGCGTGTTTGCTGCCGCAGACCGACACTTTCAAACCGTAGCTGTTGGCGACGGATCGGATGTGGGCCAGACATGCCTGGACATCGTTCTTCATACAGCAGACTTCGCTCCTCTTCAGCTTGTCGTAGTCGGAACCGTAAAGCTTGTCGAGGATCGACTTGCATTCGCCGTCAACGGGGAAAAGCCCCCGCCCCAAGATTGAATTTCGTAGTTGCAATTTGCACTTCAACATTAATCTGTCCTCCTAGAAAAGTCAATTACTTTGCCAAACGAAACACCGAGTTCTTCAGCTTAAGCTCGTTGCCCCTCATGAGGGTCGCCCAGGCTTCTGCCCAGCGCATCTTCAGTTGCCTGGCTGCATCGTGGATCAGCTTCACCGAGACGCGGTCGTTCAACTCGTATAGCTGGCAGTACCCGGCCCGGTGTGAAACTTCCAAATAGCGGAAGTTGTAGGCGTTGTCATCGGGAATCATTTCCATCTCATGGAACTCCATTAGTCAACGGACCAGATGCCCACCACCCAGTGCGATGGAATCTCATAACCTTCGTAGGATTCTCGGAATTTTCTCAACGCCTCCACTTCTGAATTTGCATGGAACATCTTTCTACCGCTGCTGATCTCGTTTTCAAACTGAATCTCGTACATCATCGTCCCCACTCCCTTTCCAGAAAATTGGCGATCTTGTCTGCGGTCGTGTCGCCCAGGTCCCAACCCAGCACACCCACCCAGTGCCGCAGCAGTTTCCCGCACTCGTCAACCAGTTCATCCACGCTCAAGTCCTTCAGGAACTCGACATCCCCGAAGGCGTTTGCCGTGTACAGTTCCGACAACCTGTTCATTGTGATACCTCCTTCGTAACCTTTCTCCAATCAAGATGTGTCATTTTATTCTGTCCTTGTTACAAAAATAACCTTCTTGGAAACCGCCGCCTTGGGATCGACCAGGATTGCGATCTTGGTCGTGTATTCCCCGCCCAGGAGCCTGAGCCTCATGATATTGCCGCTGACATACCGATCTGTCCGGACATCAGGCCGGTCAAAACCAATCGTCTGACCAACCTTCAGCTTTCGCATCTTGGTCAGGCTAACCCTCCCCAGATCGGGCAGTTCGGTGTTCTTGTTCGCCATCATGCAGCCTCCTGGAAGAAAAGCCTGGGCTTGCCGTCCACGCTGGTCAGCAGCACCACCCCCGCGGTCTCGAGCTTTTTCCCGTCGCCGTCCACAAAACTGTCCACCTTGTAGGGGTTGTAGTAGGCAGTCTTGTCTTTGGGCATACTGCTGATGAGTTTGCCAGCCTCGATGGGGTCGGTCACGATCTCCCCCTTGACTCCGGCATGAACCAGCTTTTTGCCCAATGCCCTCACCCGATCCCGGCCGCCTGGCTGAACAACGAACTGAACATTCTTAACTAGGAGGTTCTCGTCATGCAAAATGACTTTCCCCTCGCTTGATTTTGCGGACCAGACCACTCCTGGGTGGTGGAGATTCCTGTAGACGAACGCTGTCAACTTTCTCTTTTGTCGCATCTGGATTGTCCCCCGTGTCATTGTTGAAGAAGACTCTGCTGACTTCCTTCATCAGCAGCAGCAAGTCCTTGTTTGGCAAGATAGACGAACCGTGCAACTCAATGATCTTTGTGAGTTGCGCGGCCGCCTCCCTTGACATCCTCACCATTTTCATAGTTCGGATTTCCCGGTGATTTTCTTCAGGGCGGCAACGACCTCGGCCAGGCCGTGGCGGTTGACCAGTTGCTCCACTCGCTGATGCACCATGCTCACCGGCTGGGTCAACCCGGGCTTTTCGATGTCGCCATCGATAGGGTAGATCAGCGAGTAGGGCACCATCCACATCGACCCCAGAGAGTCGAATTTCTTGATCTTCGCCCTCGATGGGTTGAT